TTGCGGATTTTTTGTCGTGAAATATCGACAAATGGCGCAAGTGCCGACAAAGTTATGCTCTGACCGCCATATTGATTACTAGCCACCTGTGCAATAATTTGTGTAGCAATGGTACATGCAGTAGCAAAACTATGTGGCTTTTCAATCATTGTGCCACTGATAACTGTCCCATTTTGTAGCATATCATTGAGGTCGATTAAATCGCAGTTGTGCATATGTTGAGCAAAATAATCTGCATCATGGAAATGAATAATTCCTTCGTTATGTGCTTTAATAATATCCTCTGGGAGAAGAACTCTATTTGTTAAATCCTTTGAAACCGTCCCCGCCATATAATCTCTTTGCGTGGGGAGCAATGTTGGATTTTTATTTGAATTTTCTTCTTTTATAGCTTCATTCTCACAATCAATAAGAGATAGCATTTCATTATCAGTATTATGTAATCCTCTCACCATCTCTCTCTTGTACCGATACCTTATGTACGCTTGAGCAACCGCCTTATCATAGTCCATAAGCTCACATTCAACTATATTCTGAATTTCTTCTACTGAAATTTGATTATTATAACATTTATTAATCTTCCCAATAACAAAAGCTGTAACGTTATATGCTGAGCTTGAGGTATAGAATACATCGGCATTGGGGCGTGTTTCGGTAAATGCTTTTAATATAGCATTGTAAATCTTGCCTTTATCGAAATCTACAATATCACCATTGCGTTTAATAACTTTGATTTGATTTTCTTTTATCATCTCATATCACTTATTCCTTTCATCATCTTCTTGCATCATTATATTTTCTATCATTTCTTGATTATATGGTTCTAATTTATTACCATTATTAATATAATCTAAAACTTTTTGATGCTTAACATAAGCGTAATTCCCAAAATAATCACGTTCAGCTTCAATTCTAGCTTTTACTGCTTCTGTAAAATCACTATATTGCCCTAGCTGAATTCTTTTATTATTGGAGGATAAATAAACTGTCCATTTAGAAAAATTCCTTTTTTGAAATACTCCCACAAACCCCGATTTATTTCTTTTTGACATTGTTCTATTTTGATTATTTTGGCTTCTTGTGGCAATTCTTAAATTAACTTTTCGATTATCGCGTTCATTGTGATTTATATGGTCAATGTCTATTTGGGTGTTTTTTATATTATTAAAATCTAGTATCACAATTCTATGCATGAAAATATTAATGGATTGAGAGTCACTATTAATTTGAGTAAACACATAATTGTTATTATTTATTCTCCAATAATAGTCTTTTAGCTTGTTATAATCTTCTAAGTCAAAATAGAACTCTTCTCCTTTAGAAGTATAACCAATACCATATTCTCCTGATAAATCATATGTATTATATTTTCTTCGACATTTACTTGTTGTTTCTCTTGCTAAACAACCGCATGATTTTGTATGTCCTGTTGTTAAAGCTGATCCATTTATGGTTATTTCATTCCCACAATTGCATTTACAAATCCATTTTAAACTTTTACGTCCATTTGGATAAGTAAAATAACCATCTTGTTTAATTACCGTTAATCGTCCAAATTTTTTACCTGTTAAGTCTATACGTTTTTTTGAGAATTTTAGTTCTTGATTTAAACACCCACAGGACTTAGTATTTCCTCTCCTTAAATTATTAGAATCAACAATGGTTTCATTGCCACAATCACAAATGCATTTCCAACGTATCCTTTTTGCACCACAAGGAGTGAATTTATCATCCGCCCGTTCTAAAACAATTAATCTCCCAAATTTTTCTCCGGTTAAGTCTTGAAATTCGCTCAAAATTGTCGTCTCTTTTCTTAATAAAAATATTCTACTTAATTCCCTCTGTTTCACTTTCACACTTAATAATATACTCGTGTATCTTTTTGACTATATCATTAAGTTTTGTACTGTCTCCATTGTCAATATTGAAATCACCGAGGAAGTTCCTGAAATCAATATCAATGAGAAGCCTTTCCATTATCTTGCTAAACTTGTCACCACGCTGTTCCATACGATTGATACGAGTGTGAACAGGGGAAGTGATTGTAATGACCTTAACGGGCTTGCCATTGTAATGATTCTTTAAGAACTCAACGCCTTGTGGGTCTATTACATAAAGGTCAGCATTATTAGCTTGCTCTGCTGTCGCTCCATAACGGTAATCCCCATAAGAAGTGTAACCTATAAAGTTAGTCAACTGGTCAAAGAAAGCATCGTTTACAAACGTATGACCTGTTTCATTTTCTGTGCGCATTGGTCTTGTTGTGTAGGATTGTAACTGCTTATAACCATACTTTTCTTCAAGAGCATTTGCAACAGTTGTTTTGCCAGAACCTGAAGCTCCAACAATAAGATATAGATTTTTATACATATGTCCTCCTTTTAATTCTGAATATCAAGCATTAACTGTCTATCCATCATATCAAATACATTGTTGATAAGATTAAGGCACTGTTCAGCACATTCCTTAACCTCTGGGTTGGCAGTGCCACCAGAATTGCGCTCCTTATACACATGAGCAAATTCTGTAAGATTTACTTTGAAAATATAATTTGATGGAATGGAAAGCATATATAATCCACGCTTAACGTCTTTGTTGTCAATGTATTCCTTTAAAATATAACCATTTATAGTTTTTACATAAATTTTCCCATTATATTCAATCTCATTAGGTGATTTGATTTCAAGAATGGATAATGCTTCATCGGTGGTAAGAATCTTGTCTTTATAATAATCGGACTTTTCATTTCCAAAATCAGCGAGCCTTGTGCTGTTGCGAATTATTCGATTTTCATAACGCTTTGTGTGCGCATCCCAATCGTCTTGCCCACCTCTGTGCAACCCAACAACGGTAAATGAAAAATCTATAAAACGACCTATTGTAATATGTCGTTTAGTCATTTTACAAACAGATGTAATTAGCTTAGTCATTCTTTCCCGGTCTGCTGAGCCTACGTCTTTTCTCCATATACCATGATTGTCAAAACACTCATTATAAAGATTTGCCAAGTCATTATGCAATTCTTCTGTCCATGTTCTCTTAGTAAAGTACATTGCTTCAATAGCGTCTTGAACATTAGAAATATTATTTAATATAACGTGCAATTATCTTTTTCTCCTTTTATTCTTCTTAATATACCCACTCCAAAAATATCGTGGGTCATCTATAGTCAAAAATTCATTTCTGAATAATCTGTAAAACTCCTCATCGGTCAGAGGAACGTATGTATTTTTGTCTTCCTTTTGCTCTATATTTTGTTCAATCTTATTATTTATCTGATTATCTAAAATTTTATTTTCAATCTCTGCCATAATGTTACCTCATGTAGCAATGCCTCTAGTTACGCAGAAATTAAAAAGTGTGTTGTAATCATCTTCGTTTGCGGTAGTAATCTTGGCAGGTTGAGATAAGTCAAGCCCGAATACTCCCATTAAAGACTTAGCATCACAGATGTAATTATTATGGCTGATAATAGCTATCTTGCTAGGTAATTTCTCAGCTTGTATTACAAAGTCCTTAACATCTGTAATCTTTTCAAAATGTACTGAAAATTCCTTCGTTGTATTATTGTTCTTAATTGTATTGTAATTATTATCCCAATCACGACATTGACTTCCTACTATACCCATGCAACCCATATTGTTTTTATTCCTTTCTTAAAATTAATTAATTTCCCAAATCTCAACAACTTCATAACCCACCGTGAGTTCGTCTGTGTCATCTTCATCAATAATATCGTCCCATTCTTGATTGAGGACTTTACACTTTGCTTCTTCTGGTGTATCAGCATCCACATATCCTTTCATAATCTTATATCCGTGCGCTAAGAGAAATCCGTAACTCTTCATATTGCTTTTATTCCTTTCTAAATTTAATCTTTTTCATATTCACATTAACTTATACAAAAAATCTTGTTGTATAAGTAATCCCCCAGCTATCTTCACTGTATTCAAACAAATATTCAACATCTCCACTATATTCAAACCATACAAGGCTATCGTATTCACTTAAATCTGGATTGTAGTAATATGTGGCTGAATGTGAAGTGTCTTCAGCACTAAATACTTCTTTAACTACCTCTTTGGTTTCTTCGTCAGGAATTATACCTGAATATAGCCAGTTTGATATTCCTTGAAACTGACCTTTCTGAAATAAGACCTCTGTGACTGTATTAGGGAACTCCTCTGAAACGAGCCTGTTCCTTATTAACTCTGCTACATAAGTCTTATATTCTTTTAAAAAATTACCAACTTCATGTTGAATGGTAATTTCAATCATTGTTATTTCATTTTCAGACAAGGTATCATAAAGCGTGACTGGGTTTGTTGTAGTATCATTTTTATTATCAGAGGCAGTCTGTACGATTATTGAATTTATCGGTTCTGATAATTCAGCCATGTTATTAAGATATGTACTTCTAGTAGCAGTTATGTTCCCGACTTTAATGTCGGAGACATCTAAATCAAATGAGCTTCTGATTTGAGTGTAATCATTATTAAAAGCATTACTTATTTGTGTTTGCTGTTGTTCTTGCTTTTCTTCAGTACATTTCTTATAAATCATTGCTCCGTCAGCTATACTCAAAAGAATTATTAATGCTACACGAAAAATAATATCTTTATTGTCTCTAAATCGAATAAAATCACCTACTTTCTGCGGAAGTGCATTTACGTTTGTCATTTTTTATGTCCTTCCTGAAACGAATAAGTTTAATCCTCTGTATATGTGTCTAATTTGTCAATAAAGTCATTTATGAAATTATCGTTATTTTCTACTTCATTCGGATAATCTCTCTTTATTTGGTCATAAACACAATTATAACAAAGTTCTTTATCATTATATATGTATAGGCAATCATCACTATTGTTTTCACATCTATCGCAGACGTGAATAGGTATTGGCTTACTGTATGGACAATAACCTCGACCACATACATCTGGAGGACAACCTACACACATATCTTCATATACAATCATCTTACATCACCTCATTCTTTAATATTATTGTTGCTATATAAAATTTGATACACCAAACAGAATTTAATACCACATGAAATGATATTGTCTAACGAATTTGGTGTATCTATATTATATACCATATATTTGATTTTGTCAAGTGGTTTAGATAGGTAAAATCAAGGGTTTGTAAAAATACGAGGAAATATTAAATAAATAAAACGCAAAAAAATTATTAAAAATAATTATTTTCTATGCTGATAATTTTGCGTTTTATTTATTATTCATTATCTATAATTTCATTGCCTTTATTTTCTGTATTATTTTCTTGATTTTCTATATTATCTGGTACTGAAACTGATTTATCGCAAAGCTCCCATCGGTCTTTCGGCAAAATAATATATAAACCATTGGGCAGTCCCACTTGGTAACTGCCCTTGATTTCTCTTAGTATTTTACCGACACATTTACGACCTTTCTCTGGGACGATGAGTTGCACTGTATCGCCACGGTTCATTAAGTCATATCCTTTCTTTCATTTCTTTCATTTTCATCAGTTTTGTCTACCTCAATATCAAAAGTATCATATAGTTCTTGTTTTGCTTCAGCAAGGACTCCATCTATATAATACTTTCTTCTGTTTGATACTGTATCAGGAGCAAACCACTTTTTCTTGAAATTTCTTTTTGCTTCGAGGTAATCATCTCTGCCATTATCACCAGACTTATACCAATCATATTCATGGAGCAGTGTTAGTACGTCCCAAACTAATTCAGAAATTTCTCTATCCTCAAGAATATTCTTGTATTTGTCAGTCCAACCGAAGAGAGAATATTTCAATTCTTCGTCTTTGTATTCAAAATAACCGCCACTCATTAATTATCACTTCCTTTACAATCCCATACATACTCAACAAATTTATCCCAATTCAGCATAACCTGTGAATAAATATCTATCTTGATAGCCTCTTTATCTCCTCCACCACACCATGGGACAAGAACTATTTCGTATTCAGCTTTGAAGCCAAAATAGTAAAATAAATCAGATTCTAGTCTTTCAATAAATTCATCTTTTGTTTTACACTTCTTAAAAGCCTTTTGAATGTTCTCTCTGAACCTACTATGATTAAAAATATTGAAAGGGACTATTTTATGAGAGTTCATATTATAAGAGTAAACGTTCCATTCCATTATGTACCACCTCGTACATTTGTATCTTTTAATTCGGCGTTCAAAATGTCGCAGACTTGCCGAGCGTGTTCTTCTGTATCAAAATAAATTGTACCTATCTCTTTAGCTATACGATTCCAAGAAGTGATATACTTCATTTCCACTAATGAGTAAAGCACAAAATAGTTACATTCATCCTGTTTAAACTGATACCCCTCACACAACGCATCGTGAAATTTCCTTATTCTATTTCTAAGACGCAACTCGTTTATGTCCTGATGAGCAAGTTCGCTGCAACGGTAGTAGTTACCAAATTGAAATGTATGTAAATCCGTGTCACTATAATCTTCTAAGACTTTCGCACCCTTTCCATCTGAATCAATGCAGTAATAAAATTCTCCCTTAGCCGCTCTCCATGGCTCGATGGTCTTGGTTTCTTTCAGTTTTCTAACTTCCTCTTGCAGACTTGCTATCTGCTTTTCAAGTTCTTCTATAGTCATAAGTGCTCCTTTCATTTTTATTACCTTAGCCCCCGCCGAAACATATAGCGCTGATTGCTTTCGTTTCTTCGGTGATAAGTAACCCGTGGCGTATATAGTAATCGACATTCCACCCTGGTGAAAAATCAGCTGCAGTGATTCTTACCGTATCTGTTTGGGACATTGCTATGGGCGCAGACTTCAAACAAATAATCCAGCTGATATCTTTTGCAGATTCAGTAGGAACAAACCCCGCGTCAGTGAACCTGTATTCAGACTTCATTCTGGCGGACGGCACTGGGATAATCGGGACGCCATAAATACCCTTGACCGCGAACTCCAGTCTTCCTTTTTTAAACTGAATGGTCTTCGCAAAACTAGACCCCTCGCCAAGCATTATCAATCTGTCATAGGTTCGGCGGTTCATTGAGATAATTAAATCCTCTTTACCATCGGTAAGGTTGAGTAATCTGCCGAGTTGGTCTAACAGACAGTATGTGGAAGCACCGAAGTGTGTTTCACAAATTTTCGCCGCAGATGACAGTTTCGAATAGCGATAAGCGTCTATTTCCGGGATTAAACGGGTACGTTGGAACTCCGCTGTAATATTTGCCGCGGCAAGCTCAAAGCCGAGCTCGTCAATATCATCTTGTTCAAGGAAGAGACGCACTCCTTTGCGCTGAGTCAGAGAAAATGTCTCATAGCATAAGGAATCTGATTCCACCCTTGGGGTTATGATTTCTCTATCACCATTGAAGTCAATTCGGGAAGCGTTCTCTTGCATCCAGCCAGAGGTTGTGCCTTCGAGAATCTGCTTGTCAAGCTCTTTCTGAAGGAGTGATTCCTGTTCTTCGATATTTACCATAGTTTTACGCCTTTACTTTCGTCTGTTTTATTTTGCCACACTTCTCGCAATGCTGGACGACAAGAAATTCAGTCGGGCTATTGCTTCGGCTCCCGTCCGCATACACGGTATATACCTTTGGCATACTGAGCACTGTGTATTTGTGTTTACAGAATAGCAAATTAATTCCCTCCTCCCATCTTACCTCCGCAGTTCGGACAGGATTTTAATTCATTTTCAGACATTTTCACTTCTCCTTTTATATCATAGAATGAAACTTTCATATTATTATTTACCACGAATGATATCATCAAGATTGATAATTCCCGCAAGTTTCTCACCCATACGAAGCTTAACTTCTTCCCCTATCTTTTTATTAAGACCATCTGTTATATCCTTAGTAATTTTTTCTACTGTATATTTCAGTTTTTCGTTTATCACTTTTTGTATTATATAATCTGTCCTTGTATTATATCTAACACCATAAGAGCGATCAATAGGATTCCCGTTTTGGTCGAGAGGTTGATTCATAAAGTTGTCACAAGCATCTTTTAAAATTTGCGTTATTGTAACATCTTTCTTAGTTATATCTCCGTACTTGTCGGTGAGGTTTCTAGGAGTATTAAAAAAGTCTTCCATGATACTGTTTAGTTTATCAGAAATTTTCTGTTCAATTGTAGAATACTGTTCTTCAATTTTATTGTTACACTCTTTTTCAACTTGTGCGAACAGATTATCCTGCACCTTAGTAGCAATACTATTTACAACACTATCTCTTAATTCTTCATCAAGATTATAAGAGCCATCTTCGTTAGTTTCTATCCAATCAATATCTACCGAAATATTAAACTTTGCCATAATAATTTCTCCTTTACAAAAACTATTTTAAATTCTTTATAGAATTTTCTGAATTATCAAGTTATGATTTTAGGTTCTGTGTTTCCTCCACAGCCTATACCATGTAGGGTAGGGGAAACACCATTAATAGAATAAACTCTACGTCTACTTTCTCTCCATTCAGGTTTATCAATTTCAGCAACTTGAATTAATTTATTTCCACAGTCAAGTTCATCTGTGGTTACATAAAATTTTCATCAGCACATTTATATGTATTATCATATTGTGCTTTATACAAATGTTCTGCAAGCAGCTCTACACAGTTAGTAACTATTCCGTTTCCGGACTGCTTGTAAAGCTGATAATCAGCAACACCAATATTTTTAGCATTAGCACAATCTTCTTCTGTAAAACCCATAAGCTTCATACATTCACAAGGTGTTAGCTTACGGACACGAAAATTTTCTACAACACCTGCCTCATTCTGTTCAAGAACTCTCGGTTGTCTATCTCCACCTTGCATTGTATTTAATGTGGGAGAACAACCCTCTTTTGAATAAACCCTATTCATTTCATCATAATTATAATGATTTAAGTCCCCTACTTGAATACAACTATTGGTTTCAACTATTTGCTTTGGCTGTTTATAATCTGTTGCCACTAAAGCACCCATTATTGAATCTTGCTGATAAACTAAATCACGCTGCCCAATAGTCCTAAAGTCTGGCTTTGTAGTGCCAACTATATTCTTAGTAAATGTGCTGTCTGTAATATGAAAACGTTCTTGAATATCTTTACTCAAATAATACTTTTCATCAACATTTTTATCAAGAACATCTTTAAGTCTAATGCCTGTATCAAAAGGCTTCGGAAAATCATATGTACCATTATCAATATCTTTACGAATACTGATTACAAACACACGCTCACGATTCTGGGGAACTCCACAGTCCTTTGCGTTGAGAACTTTCCAATAGGAATTAAAACCGAGTTCATCAAGGACTTCAAGCAGATTATTAAAGTCATCAATAAATTTCTTACTTACAAGATTCTTAACATTTTCAAACATAAGATACTTCGGAAGCGTTCCATCATCTTTTGCCTTTTTGAGAAGTCTTATGTTTTCCCAAAGCAGAGAACTTCTTGTACCACTATCTGGCTTTAAACCTCTCATTTTACCCGCTACACTGATGTCCTGGCAACAAAACGAGATTGTCCACAAATCAGCATATGATAAAAACTCAATTTTATTTATATCTCCGAGGTTATGAGTTAATTTATTAGCAAGCCAATACTTATTGATATCGCTAGATTTACGCCGAGAAAGTTTATACCAGTCATAAGGTTTATTCTTCTCTGGGTCATACCCTAAATTAACTTCTGTGAGCTGTCTTGCCATTTCTTCTCTCGAAGGATAATCAGTATATGTATCGACCATTTTTGGTGTTAAACCACAGTGTATAGCTGCGTAACTAAGCACTGCTTCCTTGTTGATTTCTGAAATATTTACTACATCAACATCAAATAGAATTGAGTTTTCAAAACCTCTTTCTTGACAACCAATTCCGGCGAAAAGAGTATTCATTGTTAGCTTTACTTTATCCATATTTATCTCCTTTTAATTTATTATTAACTCATCATAAATTTTTTTAAAACTATGATAAAACATTCGTTTTATTGTAAAATAGTTGGCTTAACAGAGCCATTTGTGAGCATCGAAATTTGCAAATTCTTATATTACAATCCTATATATCCGTCATCATGTAATCTCTTACAAATCTCCGGGACTTCAATAGTTGCACACTCGTTAAGTATTATTACATCTGCTTCTCTGCATGAAGCTATATATCTTAACTGTTCACTTATCATAGTGTAAAAAGATACTCCTACAATGATAAATTTATCTCCATCTCTAAGTTCATTAACTTTGTCTATTGCAGTTCCATATTCAGGGGCGCTGTCACCATAAAGAACAGGCAATCCGGTTAATTCATTAAAATTGTCAGCATACAACTCGTGTGGCTCGGGCATTCTTCCATGTATAGGAATTACATTCTTTGAACCGGCTTTCTGATGTAGCCCATCTATATTCATTGTAATAACAGGGAAACCATATTTTGCAATAGCAAGATGAGCATCATTAGGCTTTGCCTTGTTGACTACATCGCACATTTGCTTTATAGTTTTTCTGTATTCTTCTTTGTGATTTAATGCGAAAGAACGTGTCAACTTATCTCTAAGTCCGTCTTGTTCACTAAAAGTCGGTATACCTGATTCGGCACTTATTCCTGCCCCAGTAAAAAATAAAACCTTTTTCATTTGATTATACTCCCCAAAAATTAAAGCCTAAAGCCTGTGCGTCTCCAAGTTTCTTCATCATATTGGCATCTGAATTTTATTGCTTCAGAAAAATCCTGTAATATCTTAATAAGAATCTCTATTTCTTGTGAATCGTTAAAGTCAATTCTTAATACATTTTCGTGGTCGTTAAAAACATCTATTTGTTGAATTAAACGGTTATATATTACATCTAATCCATGATGTGTTAAACTAATATTTGTAATTTCAGATGTCTTTTCATTTTTGTTAGTAATGCTAGATTTCATTATTTGCCCTCCTTAAAATCCTTAATAAAAATCTCTAGTAAATGAAACACACCCGCATTTCGGGCAACCTAAAAGTAAAATTTTTTCATAAACAGGAGAACCCCAATCAGCTTTTCTTTCTGTATCAGTTCTAAAAGCATAAGTGTCAGGCTCACAGCTTTTAATAATTATGAATGATTCATCACCTTGAATAGTCACTGTTTCAAATTCACCCTTATCATTCTTCCTCCAACAGTCAAATTCTGTTGTATATCCACAGCAAGGGCATTTATGATTTATTGTATTATCACTTGTATTGTTCATTTTTATACCTCCTTTTTAATTACTATTATTGCAATTATATCTCCATCAAAGGACAATTATGCGGTTTTATATAACACTAATTATTCTTTTCCTTTACATATCCATATGGTATTTTTTTTATTTGTAAAAATACACTTTTTCACACGATATGTAAAATTTCCATGTGAAACTTTTGTATAACCACAACCATAAGCAAATTTACAGTTTGTACAGGTTTTAGGGTATTTCTTCATATTTGTTTGAGCTACAATCAAAATTACATCTCCTCTTACGATAAAAAATCTATTTTATTGTAATTTCTTATTTTAAGAATGGCTCTACAAAGCCATTTATTAGGGCATTCAATAAACGCCAATTTGCTTATTCAGAACAAATTACACCCTCAAAAACACAATAAAATCAAGTTTCTATTCTAATATTATTTTCCTATTAATTTATATTCTGTATATACTTTGTTTTCGCAATAATATAGATTATAATCGTTTTGTTCAATATACCACCATGATTTCTTATGTCCGGCTCGAAGGTAATCTTGACAGTAGTTTGTTTCACAATAATGATTATCTACCATTTGTCTGAAACTTAATTCATCAATCTGATTAGACTTATTACAATACTCTGCAATTTTGTCAATCAAATTTTCTGTGAAATTTTCCGATACTACAAAAACTACTCTCACAGTTTCATTCCAAGCTTTTTTTATATTTTTGAGCTGTTCAAAATCATGCAAATGATATACGACTCTATCAAATAGTGCATATGGAGCTTCGGAAACATTTATCATACTTGTATGTAATTCGGTTTTAATATTTCCTGTCTTTTTGATAATATCAAAAAATCTGTTATACCAATCCATATGTCGGCTATATTCCCATAAAGGGTCTCCACCACCAGATATCGAAACCCAGTTGCAATGGTTATCTTCAATTTCTGTTTGTAATTTATTTAGCCCATATATTGTACTCTTGGGAATATGAAGATTATTATTTTTTACAATACAATAAAGACAAGAGTAATGGCAACCAAAATTTGAAATGATACTTAAATATTTATCCATTTTATTCTCCGATTATATCAATCTGGCACATTTTCATAACCTCAATCGCGGACTTATGCGTTTTTGGCGTTACACCCGCACAGCATGAAGCATCTACTGTAATTTTAATATTAGGAAACATGGCTTTAAGAATTAAAGCATTAGAAATTACACAAATATCTGTACAAAGTCCAATAATTTCAATTCCATCGTCCCGTTGAGATATAAGCTTTGACCAATAAAGATTTCCAAATATGCTTTTATAAATTATAATGTCTTCATCATTAGATAATTCATCAACAATTTTCCATCCATCTGTTCCTGCAATACAATGTGGAACGGGCAAGTGTTTACCTTCGTTTGTTTCAAGATAATTTGAGTCATGTGTATCTTGTGTAAAAATTATCTTATCATTTCGTTCACGATATTCAGCAATCTTCTTTCTGACATTTGGAATAATTGCTTGTGCTTCAGGTGTTCCTAAAGAACCTGTGACAAAATCATTCTGCACGTCTACAACTATAAGCGTTTTCATAATAATCTCCTTCAAATCGTTAAATTTATTATAAGTTCTTCAAGTTCATATTCTGCATATTTTTCACAATAGTCTTTACAATACGGAAAATTATAACATGTAAAATATAAACAATATTTACATGGGTATATATCCATTTTTATCACCACCTTTGACACCCTGATTTTATTTCATATTGATATAGATACATCGTCTGTACTACTTAAAGTTATAAAATTGCCCTTACTAAGTTCATCAAAATCCAAACTGCCCGATAGCAAACGCCCATCATCGAATCTAATCGTGCAGTCAAGAATGATTTTTGTATCAGTAGTAAACATTTCTCTCCATTGATGACGTATTAGATTAAATTCATCATAAATATCATTATGGCTTATTTTTACAGGCTTTTCAATAGAGAATGAAATATAATCATCACCTATTCTTTTTTTAAATTTAACCTTTTTAGCATCTTCAATATACATTATTCATTCCTTTCATTATTACGAATTATATTGAACATTTCATCTACTGAACCAAGCAAGTCATATCTTTTATCCATCGGAGCGGTTGAACTTTTGGCAAACTTCTGTTCAACCATATCCACATAGAATGTTGATGTTCCATCATCACCCATATAGAATTGTTCCCATTCCTCATCAGACGTTAATCTCTTAACATCTAACTGCTCAATAGCAAGGTTATCAAAACTGATAGTGTTAAATCTATCAATTATTTCGGGGAGGACTCCCTTTAGCCAACGCTTACGATTATTCACAATAATGTGGTTTTTGTTAAGATAATCATTGCCCCTACGAAGTTCCTTATATCCAAGAATGAGAATTTTCAAATTATTATTCTGTAAATTCATTAAATCATCTACGGAAAAGACTCCATTGATAACATGAATAACTGCATTCGGATATTTCTTAATGGTTTCGATGAATTTTTGAGTAGGAGAGACCAGACTAACACCCAAACCATAAATCAGATTTTCTTCAACTAATTTTTTGATTAAGTCTTGATTTGTTTCAAAATGTATCTGATTAACAGTCATATTTGCAATGATTTTCTTTTCTTTGAGTTTTTGAAGAAATGGAATTAAATCCGGGTGGCTAAGAGCGTTCCCTCCACCGATAGCAAGTTCCTGATAAGGATGCAAACTATCAATGAACTTCTGATTCATTATATCACCATGTTTACCACTTGTAGAGCTACCTTCATGGCAGTATGGACAATTCATATCACAATAATTTGAAATCTTTACGTCCATATTTTCAGCATATGCTGGGACAAATTCATCGTCATTTGTTTTACGAATTTTTGTACCGTCTGTCATCAGATAAGTCGTGTAATTGCCGTTCTTATATGCTCCAAGTAATTCCATTTCTTCTTCTTCTCCTTATGTATTACCCATCATAGCCACAATAACCAAAAGCAACAACATCTTCGCCCTTTGGGGTAGTATAATATTCAACAAATGTTTCAAAGTCACTTTTATTAAAGCATCTATCAAATGTAAATATTTCGTTATCTGCAAACAAATCAGCAACAAAATCCTCGTTATTCCAATCTTTATTCAAATATGCCATTTCTGACTTCAGTAGTTCGATTATTTCCTCTTTCGTTCCTACAACATCGGGCTTATTATAGCGATGATACATATAAAAATCTGAATTATTTTTCCCATTTTTCAAAATCATCTTTTGAACACATCGTAATAGAGTGGACAGATGATGAATTGGTCTCGAATACATTTCTTCTAATTTGAATTTTCATATTATTCTCCTTATGCTCTTTACAATATGCCACACATTGTCCCATAATCAGGATAATTAGAATATTCTTTTTCAATATTGTCTGTGTTAATCATACCACATCTTTTCATGGATTTATAAATGCAATACTCATCACCGTCAACAATGACAATATACTTTTTGTTAGAGAGAAATTCCTTCAGAGTGATATTCTCTTTTGCAAGAAAATCACTCAAAATATCCTCTTCTACATAACCATAATAAGTTGTATTACTATCATCTTCATATGAATATTCTGTAGGCAATACAATATCTGTGCAAGCAGGACAAATTTCATGTACTAACTTGACAATATTGTCAAACGTCTCTTTTGCATTGTCATTATACCCACACAAAGAAGCAATGGCGTATTTTACCTTTTTACTGAAATCGCCTAAGCATTGAAAGGGTTCTCTCCCAAAATGCAAATCGTCATCGCTCCAAATTTTCCATACACCATTATCATCAAGATACATTCTTCCAGTCATTTCTTCCTGAGTATAATATTCATTTTCTTTCTTAACGACTAAACTATGCATACTTGACGAATTGGTTTCAAAAACACCTTTGCGAATTTTAATCCTCATAACTGCTTAACTCCTTACAAATTTCATCAATTTTATCAGAAGAAATATGTAATGCTTTAAAAATATCTTCTACTGTACTTTTGTATTCTCCAATTATACTGCCACCACCCCACGGTTTATTTCCTGCAACTCGGCGATTGTTAATAACAACACAATTTCCTTCAACACCATGAAGTATTTCAATTTCTACTCTATCTTCTCTATTCATAATATGCTCCTTCATTCAATCATTCTTATATGTAAATTCCATCGGAATGCCATACTTTTCATTAGCAAGCTTAGCAGCATCATAAGCTTCCTTACGTCTGATTGCTTCCATTCTTACTCTCTTCTTTTCTCTACGCTTCTTATCACGCTCTTCAATCTTCTTTTCTTCAGCAAGAGTCTTTTCTTCAGCAAGACGTTCCTTTTCAAGTTTCTTTGGCAGAGTTTCAATCCAATATTCAGCTTCATCATTTATCTTATTCCCACCGGCAATGTGCTTAGCATAACAAGCGTAAAAACCATAATACTTATCAGCCTTATCAACAGGGCAGAGAACTGAAGTTTCAGTGTTATCTCTGAACGAGAGAGTTGTCTTCATATATGTGGTCTTGTTGCCCCTATCATCGTACTTATCAACAGGAGTGTATGTATAATCCACAATATCCATGTGGGGGTTAGCATTATTCATCTTATTATCCTTTCTGTTAAGAATTGACTTTAATGATTCTGAATTATAATTCTTGATACCGTTGATTTCTGCTATAAGATCAGCCACATCTTTAGTTAGTTCTCTTGTTGCGGTCAGGGTTACTGTAGGAGAAACACCGGGAGAAAAATCAACTGATACATCATTTCTATCACCTGCGTTGTGACTACCTGTGTTCCAGAAATCAAATAAAAAATCGTTCATAAAAATTTATCCTTTCAAAAATTATATTCCATTATACTATATACTTTATACAGCATAATGATTATTATTATCACAGAAAATCAGGGTGATAACACCCATCATAATTGTCCCAACTGCTACTAACATAATTACCATCCTTTCTTTTCATTGATTTGGAAATTGCCGATTATATCAGCAATAATTCCGTTGGAAATTCCAGACTATGCCCTTATGTACCATTTTGCCTTTGGGGATTGTAAATGTGTCCCCATTGTCATTTGCCCAGATTTCATGAGAGCCTTTTCCATCTCGGAGACGCTTAAAACCATGCACCTTGACTAACGCTAAGAACTTTTTATAATTCGTAAATATCACCTCATTTCTAGTAATTCGATATTGTCTAAAGAATTTACTATCCATAGTATAACACTTACAAATGCGTTTGTCAAGGGGTTAAGTAAATTATTTATTGAAAAATATTTAATTTTTATTATTTTTCAAATATTTATTTTATAATTGCGTTTTATTTATATGTTTGGCTCTGATTTATCAAATCTGACTGCTTGGAAGACAGGGAACTGCAAAGAATAGCTACCGTCCTTATTTTGAGTTTCTTCCTTATACTTAACTGTAACTATCTTACCAATAATTTCATTAGGATTATTCCAATAATAATTTCTCATTTCATCGGTAAAGCCAGAGCCGACCTTTACGAAATTATTTTTATACTCACAAAGGATTGAACCAAGAGTATTTGCGTTCTTGCCTGTGCCTTGCTCAATATCAACACACTTTATATCACAATCATAAAAACACTTTACTTTGATTAATTCTTTTGTTCTCTTGCATTTGTATGTAGTGTTTAAGTTCAGAATAACGCCTTCCTTGTCTGTTTCTTCTGCATAATCAAGCCATTTCTGTATCTTCGAATGGTCTGTACCCTCGTACCACATTGGCACAATTCTAAGATTCTTAATATTATTATCTTTAATCTTCTTTGCAATTATATCAGTAAGATACTTCTTGCGCCAACCGTATTTGAATAAACTCTCACCAGCCATAAACTCATTCTTTGGGAGACAATCAAAAATTATATATTCAAGACAAGTTTTGTCTGTATCTTTACTATTAGCAATTCCCGTACCGATTTGAAAATTTTCACTGTCTGATTTACCGTCTGTATTCTTACGGATAAGCTCTCCGTCAAACACAAGGTCAGGAAGATTAAACTTTTGAATGTCGGTAATTATATGGTCAAGACCTGTATATTCTTTCCCGGAACGTGTAAAAAGTTTATTATTAAAGCTGACACAACGACAACCATTTAGCTTCTGACTTATGTAAATATATTCATTGCCTTTGAGTTTAACCTTGTCAAGAGGTGTTCCAAGCTGTACATCAAAAACAGGTACAAATCCTTTGCCATAAACCGAATTTACAGTTTTAGCATCTATGCCAAGTTTCAGCGATTTTGTTATAAGCTGTCTGTAATATTCTCTGTATTCTTCAGGCTGATTTACCAAAAATGCTTGAGCATATGCTATATCTTTATCCGTACCAGTATTATGATTTTCAAGATAAGATTTAATAGTAGTCCATGAGAAACGTTCTGGGTCAAAGTCGTCTGTAACAACCATTGGCGAAACTTTCTTGTCTATCTTTTTAGAACTTATTCCTGTTATCACAAACGGATTTAAGAGCCATTTAAGAGTATCTTGAAATAGAATATTTCTTTCATTGTCCTTCAAAATTTTAACTTTTTCAGTCTTTTTGCTTGTTGATTGCAATTCCTTAAAAATTGCAAAAACTTCTGTCATATCACTCATTATTGTTTACCTTGTCTTCATTGTCTAAAATATCAAGCAAAGAACGCAACATTGTTTTTCTGTCATCAAAAAGAATTTTACGTTCTGTAAGCCTTATGATTTCCTCACGAGCTTTTCTTATCTCTGCATCACAAATAAATATTTCTTTAGAAATTTCTTCTTTAATGTTATTCATATTAGCCTTACTTAATTCCTCCATCAAGCTCGTCCATCTCATGGTCATATACATCAAAATCGAAAATAAGATGCTTTCTGCTTGCAATATAATCACACAAATGAACACACTTTTGAATATCAGTCTTAGGACGGGGAAGCACAGTATCAGAATACTTCGATGTAGTCCACTTGCCCATATGAGAAGCTACTGCACCAGCAATAGTACGGATATTTTCACCAAAAATCAAATCGGTAATATTATTAATATTTTCAAGATGATTTATCTTGATATATTCTTCGTACATTTCATAAATGAAATTTTCCATAAGAAGAGGGTGGTCAAAAGCAGTATGGTCTTCGTACATACCACGCTTCAGACCGTCATGCAGAATAAGAGCCGAGGTTACTATATCTCTATCGTTCTGGATAAAGTCATATATTTCTGCCGTAAAGAGGTCTTGAGCTATTGCGACGGCAAACTTGGTGTGTCTCATTAGCCCTCCTTCACCAAGACACTGCTTACTATGATACTTTTCTGATGAACTTGCACCAATGTGTCTGAAGTAATCAGGCAACTTATCAAGAACATAACCTGTAAAGTTCCTAAGTCTTTCATTCTTGATATAATTAAGTTCTCTTGCAAAAGTTACGGAATTTGCTACATTAGTTGTGTTTGTTGTGTTAGTCATAATTATTATTCTCCTTTAATAAATCTTTAAGCCATGTTTGTCTTGTAAAATTTTCTTTCTTCTTTATTGCCCTGCTAAAAGTCAAAATATCACTTATTATATAGCATTTTTCTTTTGCTCTTGTAACAGCAACATAAAGAAGATTAGAATTAAGCATAAAAGTATGAGTATTTGGTACGAATGCGATAACATATTTTGCTTGTCCACCTTGAGATTTGTGTATGGAAATAGCATAAGCCAATTTGATATTGATAAATTTTTCTCTGGGGATATAAATTCTAAAAACATCAAAATCAACTACCATGCCATTGTTCATTATCTTTGAAACAATACCGATATCACCATTAGAAATAAATGCCACTTTATCATCACTCATTTCTTCTTCATCTGAATAAATTTGTGAATTATAGTCATTTGTGCATTGAATAACCGGATCTCCAATTCTATATTCCGTATCTCCACTTATTATCTTTTGTTCAGCATTTGGATTTATTGCCTTTTGGATTTGATTATTAATGATTTGTGTTCCATATTTACCCTTATTTTGAGCAACCACAAACATGATATCTTTCAAAGGAACGCCATTATTTAATAACTTTTGATATGCTTTAATAATATAATCTACAGCTCTTTCAGGTGGCATTTGTGCAAAAACACAACCATTATCATCACCTATTGCTTGAACATTGGTTTTATTTTCAAAAGTCATTTTACCTTGCCTTATATCCGTTGCAACTGTACTTAATCCGCCTTCACCATATCGGAATACCCTTGTAAGATAAACTGTCGGTATTACGTTACTATTTAAAAGGTCATGCAATACATTGCCACACGATACAGAGGGTATCTGAGCATTATCACCGATTATCAACAATTTTGTCCTATTAAAGTCTATTGCATCAAGTAAATGCTTGAATAAATAAACATCAACCATTGAGGACTCATCAAGAATAACGATATCATAAGGTAATTTATTCTTTTCATCAAATCCCCATTCATTATGAGGTATAAAATGCAGTCCACGATGAATTGTACTAGCTGGGTGATTGGTGTATTTTTGTAACACCTTTGAAGCTCTGCCTGTAGGGGCAAGAAGTAAAGCTGATTTTTTCAAATCATTTAACAGATTGATTAAAGCCAGCACAGACATTGACTTACCTGTCCCGGCGAAACCCTGTAAAATAGTGATAGGATTTTTACAAACACTATATATCGTTTGCATTTGTTCATCTGTCAAAGAAGTGTTTTCGTTTATCTGGCGATATTTTTCTATATCTGAATGAGAAATATTCCATTTATTATTTACTTTTAAGCCATTTTTTAATATCTCGGCAATTTCGTTTTCAACACTATAAGTTTTAGTCTTTGAAACACGAGAGTGTTTAACATCACAAAAGATATCATTACTTAAATCAAAAGCAAAGGACTTTTTCATAATTTCTTTTAAGTGATGTTTTGCTTCGGGGACGTATTCACTACAAGTCTTGATAAATTCCTTGCTATCCATATATGTATTGCCACTGGTTTCATTCTCATCAAGAATATATAAGGCACAGGCTTCCATACGCTGATAAGATGATACCAGGTCAAAACCAAAATCAATAATTGGTTTCTCGCCATTTTTGATACGTTCCTTTGATACTGCATCGACTTTCAATAGCAATTCATCAGCAGTCTTGAAACCAATTCCACCTAACTTACACAAGCATTTATATGGCTGTTTATGCAGATTTTCTCTGATTTTTTCGATAGATGGATATGCTTGATAAAGTTTCTTAATAACTGAAAAACTGAATACACCAGAAAATTCTTCTACCAATTCAGCTAATTTGAAATTTTCAATTACTTTTATCTTAATTTTTGCAAATGTGGTTTCTTTAATTCCCTTTGTCTTGTTTAAATCTACATCTTGAAGCCTGTTGTTGATTATTCTATCAATGATATCTGGATAAACTGACAACAAAGTTGTAGCCTGCTGATATGTAAGAATTTCATTAAGAAAAGCACGACTGCTTTCTATTGAAGCAGGTTTTTCACTTTTGATATTTATGATTTTATAACTTATTCCATATTTATCCTGTGTTTCTTCGGCTTTAACCCAATATTCACAATCAAGATTTAATTCTTGAATATCACCTTTAATTGTGGCATTATTGAAAGAATTTATTTTAACATTGGGATATTTGAAGCTGTCAACCGTACAACCATAAATCTTGAAATTTTCAGAATTAAACAAGCATCTCACAGGAGTAGCTATGAACTCGATTATTTTAGCTAGTTCTTTACTATTTCCCAATGGGACATCACCTTCTCTTTCTCATTTGTTTTTGCCCATTTGCCATTTACAAGTTTACTCTTACATTTATCATCAAGCCAAATGTTCAATATACTATTTTCTTTGAATGGAGATATTGCATATTCATCGGCTTTATACACCTTTGATTTAATTATTTTGCCTGTTTTCAATTGATATAACGTAACATATGGCTTACATTTATCCTTGTAAATTTTCATCTCTGAAACGTAATACAAACTATCTGGGGCTTTAGGATTAATATAACTGATATAACCGAGGTATTGTTTTTGATATTGAATAGTTTTTATAAGAGAACTTTTTATGTTAGCCAAAGAATCCCAACACTCATATAATGCTGTATCATAATCAAATTCTCTATATTGCTTTTCCGTTTCCTTAGAATGATTTCTTATTATTTCAGTTATTTCAGGGGAGACACAATTTTTATCAAACTGTGTTCTTTCATATAAATTATCAGTCATTTCAATAAACTTGAGTATTTTTTCATTGTTGCCAAAATCAGAGAAATAATTGATTTTTGCCAAGATTTCAATATGACCTTTATTTATAACAGATGATTTTTTTAATGCTTTCCATATATCATAGAAATTATCAAATTTCATCTGACTTATTGTATATAGTTCATCTGCTACCTTTTGGCTTAATCCTTTAATTGATAACAATGAGGGATAGATACAATGACTGTTCTGATCTGCTTTAAATCGTCTATTATCCTCTCCAAACTTATATTTCCCCTCTTCAATCTTAAATCCTTCACGCATTTCTTGTTTCAGCAACATTACTTTATCTTTATTTCCTTTATCGGAATAATGTTGCAAAAGAACTTCATAAAATTCATAAGGATAATGTGCTTTAAGATAAGCACAATAAAGAGAATCTAATGCCATACAATAAGCATGAGCCGAATTAAATCCATATCCGCAAGAATCTGAAATGATTTGCCATACTTTATTGCTCATTTCCATAGCAGTAATTTCATCAACTTTATCATCTGCAATAATTCTTGCCTTAAATCCATCTATAAACCTGCTTTTTAAAGGCTTAACCTTTTCAGGATGCTTTTTTGCGATAGCTTTGATAATTCCATAACATTCATCAAGAGGAAATCCTGCATAGTTTAATGTATTCATTGTCTGTTCCTGATAAAGAATAAACGATTGTGGAAATTCAGGTGTCTGCAAAATATTATCAAATGCTTTAATTCCATATTCAAAATGCTCTCTTGTTTCAAATTTTGAATACATTGATTTAAAAGCTGGACGTATCGCTGCAATAAAAGCTGCTAACTCAGATATATTCTGGGGCTTGAATTTCATTGCTTTTTTAGTAGTAGATTGTTTTTCACACTGATTTATTCCAATCGTCAAGCCCGATGAATAAATATTCCATACCTTTTCATCATTTTTTACAAGCTCGGTAAGTTCATTCACAGTATGATGTTTAATACCTATTCTTTTGTAAAGATTATTTATTAATAAAACTACATCTACTTTAAGCAGGTCATTTTTGAGAAATTTATATTTTTCAGCTATTGCACCATCAATTACAGTGGTTATATATTCTTTCTTTGTAGTATCACTTTTACACTTTATAAGTCCTACTTCAGAACGAATATCTCCTTGATATAATAAATATGCGCAAGGTGCTTTCTTTTTATCTGAAATAATTCCCCAATATTTTTTGCTTTGGTCAAGATAATTATGATAATTTTTATCTACATAATCATAAATATCAATCATATCCTTATCTTCATCGTCAGCATTTTTGTATGCTTCCTCATAATCTCCAATTTGCTTGGAAATGTTATTTGCTAATTCAGCTTCCATATTCATTGCTCTTGAATACATCTTAAAAGCAGCTTTCTTTTTCAAAGTTCCAAAAGCAATCATAGGGTATGCGTGACCTTTACCGAGAATTTCTTCTTGCGCTTCCGCAAATATTTCAGGATTGCCACAATTTAGGTCAAGATCGGGAAGTGATCTCGTTTCAAGAATACGGCTTTCAGAAATAAATCTTTCAGGATAAAGTTTTATAGGGGACTTAAATCTATCTACTTTACTAAATCCACAAAGAGTATTTGTAAAATAGCCAACTCCAGAACCTCTTCCTGTATCTGTAATAAGCCCACCTTTTTCAATAGCTCTTTTTACTATCTGATAATCTATCAAAGGATAGTCCACCATTTTTGTTTTTTTATAAACATCAACTTCTTGCTGAACGCTTGTGATATACTTTTTCTTTTCTTCAACTGAAAAATCTTTTATATATTCTTTAAGTTTTGAAGCAATAAGTTTTGTATAAAGTTTGTTGCGTTCTTCCTGTGTTTTATCTGGATATATTGTAGGCAATTTTATATCATCAGTCAAAATTATATCATCAAAAGTTAGACAAATATCGGTATTATCCATAGCAGTTTGAATCTCTTCTTTTGTAAAAACACCTTGTCCAAGAAATCTCTGCATTATTGTATTGTCATCAGGATAATCCATATACCAGCCTTCTTCATCCTCATAAAAGACTTTATTAGCTTCAAGCAGATTTTGTCTATCTCCCGACTGTTCAGGATAGATATAATGGCTATCAAGTCCCACAATCATTTGAATATCATTATTATAAGCAATTTTCTTTATCTTTTTATTTAAGGCAATTTGTTGCGGTGTATTGTGATACTGGATTTCAAGCATTAAATTATTCTGAAAGTGTTCTTTTAATTTTAATACAATTTCTTCAATGTCATCATACTTCCAAAAGGCTATACAAGCTGTTGTGACAAATACATCTTTAGGCGGTAAAGACAGAAGTAAGTCTAAATCAAGGCGAGGTCTAAAATAATATCCTGTTTCGTTAGCTTCAGATAGAACTTCGTTAATTGCTCTTCTGCCATTTTCATTTTTTGCAAGAATAATTATATGGCAATTTGTCTTATCTTTTTCAGCCCTATCTTTTACCCAATAGGCTTCTGCACCAAAGACAAACTTTAAATTGTATTTTTTAGCAAGTTCAAATGTCTGATAATAATATCCCTGCCAACCGTGTTCAACACTTGATATTATTTTATGACCTACCTCTACTGCTCTTTTTGCATAATCTTCATTCATTACTGCACTATCTGCAATATAGATATTACTATAAGAAGAATGTCTATGATAGTTCTGCATTTATATCACCTTATATCAATCCCAAATCTTTTAATTCCTGTGTTAATTCATCTTCATTATCTTTATTCTGAAACATTTCTTTATTTTCAAGGTATTCGTTATATGGCTTATGCAATGCTCTTGAATATCCGGAAAGAACAGCATAATAATACTCATTCTTTTCATTGATATCGCTCCAGAATATATGATCGTCATTTGCTTCCTTGTATTCCTTTGTCTTAGAATTAATTTCATTAACAGTATCAATAATATCAGATTTTAAGTTATCAATATTTTCTTGCACCAAAGGGAGATAGACATAGCAATCACTTATTATCATTTTATCCTTTACATCATCAGGAAGATTATCAATAGAATTAAGCATGAGCATTTCATCAAGATAATTATCTTTGATGTATTCTCCTTCGCCATACCCGAGCTTACCCAACCACATTTTTGCTGTAGTATATAACTTATTACCTATCTGATTTCTTTCTATCTGACGTTCCTTCCAAGTGCCGTTTGCTTGTAAACATTTTACATTAACATACTTCAAGAAAAGATACCTGATTGAAATATGGTCTAATGGAAGATTAGTCCTCTGTCTTATGCCCTCTGCATACAGATATAACTGTCCGCTTTCTTTTTCAAGTTTTTCACCTTTATAAATTGTAGATGTCTTATAATCGGTTATTACGATTCTTTTCTCGCCATTTTCATCTTTATACATCCCACAATTGTCTATATAACCTTGAAAAATAATATCGTCCGTTACTTTGATAACGCAGAACATTTCAAGTAACATTTTAAGATTATCCGGCTTGATATGATTCCTGAAGAAATGCTTAATGCAACTTTCATACTTTTCAGCAATAGCAGAGTTTTTATCTTCATCACTACGATCGTATTTATATTCTGCTAAATTCATTGTGAAAAGGCTGTCCTCATATTCATTTATCATATCAGACTGCTGAATTTCTCCATTATAATATTTTTCAAGGATATCATGGCAATACCCACCTGATACGCAATAAATAGAGTCTCGTCTATCTTCCTTTTCTCCCTTGATATACTTTAGAAAGTATGAATAAGGGTCTGTCTTAAATATGTTATATCTTGACCATGACCATAATATGTTCGTATGAAATTTTTTACATATTTCATTTATTTCTTTAGGAGTTTTTCTCATTTCGTTAATCCTCCATTTCTATTTGATAATTATACAATGCGAGATATAATTTTTTTGGTATTACGTTTTTATACAAATCTGCAACTTGTTTTATATATTCTTCTTTAAATTTTTTATATTTTTCAAAAGCTTCAATTTCTGTATTAAAATGTCCCAAATATATACTTCCATTCAATGTCATACATCTTGCTCTAAACTTTTTATTATGAAAATCTACACCAATAGAATATTTACCTCTAACTTTATCGTTTTTAATAAGCAAACTATTTATCCTTCTTGGAACAAAGACACAAGTATCTGGACTATAGATTTTATTATTTTTAACAAGTATATCTTTATCTATTTCCATTCTTTCTTGAGCAATTTCATAATAATTTTTGCAAAACCATTCAGCAAAATTTTGATAATTATGCCATTCTTCGCATACACTACATTTTTCATAAGTGCTATATTTTGTTTTATATTCTTTTGAATAGCCACGACAAATAATATTATCCCATGTTGTATAACATTTTTTATTATCTTTTTGTCTGTATTTCCCAATTCCAATATAACCAACATTATATAGAGATTTATCTAACGGAGATATTATATGTCCTTTTACTAAATTTCCCACACCAACATTTTTAAGTATTATGTTATGTGTAATGTCTAAACAATCCACATTTTGATAATTTGTGTATGAAACAATCTTGAATAAAGTTCCATATTTATTTTCATAAATCTTTCCTATATATTCTTTTTCTGTTTTTCTTCTACCCATTTTATCAACTCCTTATGTTCATTTTCATCATACTTGATTTTATATTTAAGCATGAACTCATATTGTTTATTAGGTCTGTCGGCAGGGCTTTCTTTTTCTCCGAGGATATCCCACTTATCATAAATATAATAAATATTCCTTATGCCATAGAATTTTTCACACTCTTTTCTTACTTCATTCTGACTTACATCTTTGTCAAGGGCTATAACAATATCTACATTCAGACCAATAAGAATTTTGACTTGTTCATCTGATAGAGTATGTGAGCCTATTGACACTCCCGTTCCATCTTTTCGGCTATATCGTTTTAAGGTTGATTTCTCACTCTCAAATAAGACTGCATAACCTTTTTCTTGAATTGTTTTATAATTTTCATAAAGTCCATAAACGTCCATGCCTTTTGCAAAAGGCTTAATTCCAAAATATTTTGGGATATCAAAGTCTTGATAATTTGGAACTGTAGTCCTACCGACTACACCTACATACTGATTATCACTTCCACACCAGTATCTCCATGGAATAATAATCCTTTTTTTATCGTAAGAATATCCAATATTAAACCTCTTACAGGCAAAAGGCATTATACCCTCTCTTACCCATGAAATATAGGGCAGGGGAGTGTATTCTTTTAAGATATTGTCATCATAGATTTCAACATCTTTATTTACAATACACGATGTTCTTTTAATTTTCTTAAACACATCAAGAACATCAGGAGTGTTGGTTTCTTTTTTATTTACCTTAAACGAGTAATTTAACCCAAGATATTCATGGACTAATTTATTTGTTTTACCGAAAGTTATTTTGTTTAGTTCCATTACTAAAACAAAAATATCTCCAGTAAAGTTCAAATCAGAAGAATTAACTGCTGTAAAAAGATTTTCCTTTTTTACCGTTACAGCAGTCGGATTCTTCTTTCCTGGAAGAGCTGCTCGATATTCAGATTTATATTCCTTAACACTATGACAGCCCACTTTTTCTAAGATGAGCGAAATTTTGTTATTATTGATTATGTATTCTTTTAATTCATTTGCATTCACAAAATCTCACCCCTTATCAGAAATCTTGTGTTACATAAGTAATACCGACTTCTTTCATAATGTTTCTTGACATATCATGCTCAACGACAATCTGAAATTGATTTGCTGAACCCTCACGGTTTTTTACAATAAAAATTATCTGATAATGTTTATCTGGACTTAACTGAACGGGAATTTTACTCTTGCCATGCTTCCCTTCAAGGCGAAAAACCTTTAGTGTATTTTTACCACCGGCTTTTTCATCATCAAATAAATCTCTTATCATAATATTTGTGCTTGCAACATCGGTTATATTTTTTGCTATACCTGTATTATCCTGTGTGTAATATCTCTGCTTTGCCGATCCTTTTGCAAGCTGAAACGTAATCAATATATGAACGTCTTTGTTTGCTTCCTTAACTGTATCCTGAATATCAACCATTGCCTGCGACATTGCCATTGCATTAGCCGAGCTTTCAAAGACTTTATTTCCAGCGTCAGCCTTGAATGTATCAAGCATAAAATACTTAACGCCCATTCCGGCATATTTCTTGATTATCTTGATTGCTGAATCAGTTTTGTATCTCTGGAACGGAATTATCGTAATTGTATGATTTTGGGATATTTCTTTTATCCATGCTGAACATTTTTTTAGCAATACCCATACGTCATCAGTATATTTGCCGTTTCTTAAAACAAACTTCTGCAAATCCTCCTTAAAGATATTGTTGGCACACCAGACAATCATTTCTCTCTGCCACTTGCTCAATCCGTCCTCATTGACCATAATGACGATTTTTTCTTTATTTTCAATGATACTGGGGAGAGTAGAGCTTCTTGCAAAGGTTGATTTTCCTACATTGGAAAGACCGCCTACAAGAGTGATATTCCCATGCAACTGACCGCCTGTTTCAGCAGTAAGCATTGGCATATTATAATAGGGAAGACCGATTGCCTGACCTTCATTCAGATTTTCTAACAATTCATCTATTTTATAGTCAAGAGAGTATGTGCTGATATCACCATCAATATTTACAAAAGTGTGATTAAGAAGTGTTTCAAGTTCGGAATATATCTCATCAGCAGACATATCCGAATAATCAGATAATTTATCCGCAACAGGGAAGCCATACTTAATTAGTTTTAAGACTACGTTCCACTTATTCAAATCCTTAACATACCCTGATATATTATTAGGATTGACATAAGCAGTAGCGTCAATTATTTTTTGCCAGCCACCATATTCATCATATTTTTCTTTGAGTTTGCTATGTTTTTCAAGATAAAATCCGACTGTCAATTCATCAAGTGACGGCTTTCTTTCCTTTACAACTACGTCATATGCAATTTGGAAATATACTCGCCAAGCATTCTCTGAAATATCTTCCAGTTTTAACTCATAATCAAACAATAAATCGGGCTGTTTATAAAAAATTGAGACAACATTAGCTTCGCAGGATAATTTATATTCCTTTACCTTTTTTGCTACCTTTAACTGTTCTTCCTGAAAAGGTGTCAGCTTTGTCTTATCAGATTTCCCTCTATTCACCATAACTCATCAAATTTATCCTTTACATTTGTTGTTTCTGTTTTATAATCAGCCTTGTCTTCTGTATGATTTTCAAATGACATTCTTAAAATTTCTGTATCAATCTGTTCTTTTTGCTGTATTTTTAACACGACATCATTTATTTCCTGTTCAAGGAATTTCATTATAAGATTGATTTTATGGGTCTCTCCATTTATTTTCGCAGAATTTTTTGAAAAGTAATCCTTGATCTTGGGCTTGCATACTTTACAAGTAATTAAAATCTGCTCATATGTATAAGAAGCATTTGGTTTGATATATTTATTCGCCATAAAATTTCCTTGCGCTAAACCTTTAAGCCTGAGTGCCAAAGTTTGTGGGATTTTCATTTCTGGCGAGTATTCAAGAATTTCATATTTGATATAATCACATAAATCATACCAATCATGCTTTTCTTTTTCAGTCATTTTTATCATGTATCCACCGCCTTAATATCCTTAATACCATAAAAGGGCAGAACATATTTATTCTGCCCTTATTACTACATTGATATCTTGATTATGAAAGTGACTTTGTAAGGTCAAGAAGTTCAGCGAGTATTTCCGGACTTTCTGCTGTCATATTCTTAATATTAAGACCCTTTTTCTTTATAAATGCGTTTATCTGCTTTACAGCTGAGGTGTTGCCACTAGCCGTAAGTTCCTTCATTAAAGGCTTCCACTCCTCGACAATATCTTCGGCATTATCAGCTTCTGTTGTCATAGCCTTAACGTCCTTTTCAACACTATCATTGAGGTTTGAAACTGCCTTAATACCATACTTCTTAGTATCTTCCCAATTCTTTCTCCAAATCTCAAAAGTGATATTTTCAAGAATGTCCCCACGCTTTGTTACGTCTGTTCTGTCCTTAAGTATCTTAGCCTTATAAACAGTTTCTCCATCATCAGTTTCTTCTGTAAAAGTCTGAATAACAATATCAAAGTCGTGTTCTGCCTTCTTTGCAAGGTCGGGAATTTCGCCTATCTTTATTTTATCCACATTAAGAGCCTTTTTTTCTGCTTTGGTTGCGTCCCTTGTTTCGTCCTTCTGATGAGCAGTCACAACACACCATTTGCCCATTTCAGAAAAAAGAATATAAGATGTTGCAAGCTGTTGATTCCATCTCTTGATATGCCCCCAGTCACGCTGAGAAATATTTATATCATTAAGGTCAATATCTGTATTACCCTTGTTTCTCTGCTTTCTTGCACGGCTTTCAGCTACCTCATATGCTGCACTCTGCATATTCTCATACAGTTTTGTACCAGAGTCAATAACTATCGTATCAAACGTCTTGAGCATATCCTCATCATTAAGCTCATCAAGGGTTTCCTGCACCTCCTTTTCGGAAACAGTTCTCATAACACCCTTGATATTCTTATTCTTTCCGAGATAATATGTCTGACCATCTTCCGTATCAACAAGGTTAATGTTAGGGAACGTGCCAGCGAAAGTTGATTTGCCAGTACCCTGCTTACCAAACACAAGAACCTTTCCTCCAACATGAGAGAGAATTTCTTCTACCTTTTGAAATCCCATATTTAATTACCTCTCTTTCTTATTACAGGTCTTCAAGCATCTTCATAAACTCGTCTTCATCATCGCTGGAAGAATCCATTTCGTTATCTGCACTATCATCAGTATTATCACCAGGATTATCAAGGTCGAGTGCCGCAAGGTAAGCACTAAAGAACTGAAGGTCGGTGGGCTTGTACTTCTTATCATCGCGAGATACAGTAGGCTTTCTATCATCACCTTCACCAATATAGGTAATAGAAGGCTTTGTAATGACCATTCTTTTTTCTTTACTTGTGTTTCCAACTGCACACTTAGCAAGAGCCTCTTCCTCGGTATAAAGACCTAACTCAATAAGCTCTTTAATATCATTGGGGATATCATCAGCAGTAATATTAACGATTGAACCACCCTCAACAAGATTACCGTCTACAGTCATTTCAATAATCTCATTCTTCTTAGCCTTGAAGAACTTTGCCAACTGCTTAGACACAAGTTCAGGATTATCACCGATATTAAACTCCATATTTACAGGGATTGCAAAATTCTGCTTAACCTCAATCTTCTGCCCATTAATCTTAGGCTTGCCTACATAGTCAACCACATATACAGACATAGGAATTGTATTCTTCTCCTTATCAGGCTTACCGATACTGCCGTCATCGAGAAGAATAGTCTGTGTGAATGTTGCCTTAAACTTATCCGGTTCTGCCTTGGAAAGTGCAATATTAGTTATCTTCTTCTTCTTATAAACCTTTTCGCCATCAGTTTCGTATGTAATATTACCCTTAACATTGATAAGAGTATCATCTGTAAGATGTTCACTAAGGTACTCAACGGCATCATACTCTGTCAGAAAATCCTTATAGAATGTGTTACCCTTTTCGTCCTTTTCAATGCCTACGGTCACAAAACAACCCTTACCGATGGTTTCAAGAATAGCCGGGTCGTTACGGTCATCCCAATCAATAGTGAATGTATTATCCCAATCATCTACTGTCTTGTCGTTTTCATCCTGCTTTACACCGTGAACATAAATCTTATTATCCTTCTTATATTCATTAGGGAAATAGCCACCAGACATTTCGGCATAAACGACATTACCATCTCCACAGTCAACACCAATATTCATGATGTTGGAAGTCCAGCCACTGTCATACTTGTGGTCAATATCAAACGTATAATCATTGACCTTTGCCTTGCCTACGAGGTTAAAAGTTGCCTTGCCCTTCTTCAGCGGGGTTGCTTCATTCTTATCCTTTGCCATACATTAATTCCTTTCAAAAATATTTATTCTTTTTTCTGTTTTTAATCATACATTGTATTAATCCCGTAATCAGCAGCACACATCTGCTCAATTCTACAACCTCTGGCTGTGTCCCAACCGTCACAGAAATAAACAATATCTGCTGTAGCTAAAAGCTTAATGCTTTCGCCAAGATACCAAAGTGGGGAAGTGTCTGTTGGAACGTCATTAAAGAATGAATCTATAACTTCGACATCATCTCCGAGTATCTTCTTTGCTCGACTGATAGCATAATTTCTTTCATCAAGAATCTGTTCATCAGTCTTTCCTCTCATTGGCTGAGAAATAAATAATCTCATTGCCATTTTTGCACAAAAATCCTCCTTTTCTACGAAAAACATTCAACTAATGCCCTTGCAAATGGCTCTATTAAGCCATTTATTGAACTGATTTTTACAATAAAATCCAAATTTCATCGTAAATTGAATTTTTCGTTATTTTTGACCTTTATCATGTACTTTTTATGTAAATGCCAAGTGGTTATTGCAATTTATACAACAACCACTCAACAGGGAATAGGGTAAAATCTATATAAACAGCGTTTACTGCTGATTGCTTATATGTTCATTGTAATTTTACTAAAATTATATTTTTCACAACTGATTGATTACATTCTTGACTTCTTCAAGAATTTCTTCGGTTGTCCATTTCTTATCACATCGAAATATTCTGTCGGCTTTAGCAGGGTCAATATCATAAGCATGATAATCATTATAATGGTTATAATCCCAGCCAATCCAATAACCATCTCTATGATGCTTATGTTCCAAAGGGAAGAGACCGTCTTCACCTGATGAATAAGTTATGCCACCATGACACTCAATAGGGAAATCATCAAACTTATAAACATCCCTACCATAAAGCCCATGCGCTTTTGGCAATTCAACATAGGCGCAAGGATGCGTACCATAAGATACAATCATATAATGATAGCCATTATATCTGCTCTCGTCAAGTATTTGGCAAGAGTTGTATAGAGTTTCCGATTCTTTTAATGGACGATATACCATTTCTTTCATTGTAATATTCCTTTCTGCTAAATATTTAGCGAATATTAGTGCGTTTTATGTAAGTATCTGTACACCATTCTGAAAAATATCAATTATTTTTGCAATAATGTTATTTTTCCTTGCAATAGCGTAAACATTCCCGGTATAACCTTTATTTGAGTTTATGTATCGAAGCGTAAACTTTGCTCCATTCTTATTCAAGGAAGAAACTTTTAAAGTGGCAGATATATTAGGATTAAATGCTTTATGTATTTCTGTTACATACCCTTGAACTTGCCCACACAATTCTCGATTATTCATCATGTGCTTATCAGAGAAGTAGCTATCCTCGGTATCCGCTAAAGGCGGAATATTAGTCAAGCTATAATAGAGCATTGAAAGTTCTTGAGAGTTCATGTTAAACCTCCTGTGTATTGCTAACGATTTGTTTGTTCCTGAAAATATTTCTCAACTTTTCGATAAAATAAATCTGTCCCTTGCCAGTGACATAAGTTTTTAATCCTGCTTGTTCACCATAAGGAGTTGTATATGTATATTCTCTTAGTTTGAATAAACCCTGTTCTATGTACTTCTGATAGGGTTGGTTCTTATGTCCGGTTGAACTCATCAGATAATCATTATCTCTTAACCACTCAAATAAGCGTGTTCTGCCAATATTGATATTTTCTTTCTTTGCTAACTTCGCAAGCTCGCCAATATCAAGCAGATTAGTTGTATTTGACACATGGTCTGCAAACTCTACGAGAGGTTTGTCTTGTTCAATCTTTTCAGACTGCTTCTGAATTAGTTCATTCTGTTGTCTTACCGTTTCAAGAGTTAATCTGAAAAGTGACTTTGTATTTTCATCTGCAAAGGGAAGATATGTTTCTATGAAATTATTTTCATTTGCGACATAACCACCTGTCTTGCGTATTGTGGGGAGAACTTCCGATGTTATCCAATGCTTGAACTGTTTTGCTGTCGGAAGTTTACTAGAAAGGATAAGACTATAAAGACCAGATTCGTTGATAAGTGCTGTTTTTGTCTGTCCTATAGGCACATTCCCATTTTGGGAATCTGCTATATTCAGCATTTCAAAACGTTTATCTTCCTCATCAACATGAGCACAAACCGCCTTGC